GCCATCTTAGTTTCCTCCCAAGTTTACAAAGCGTTGGTTTACAAATCGACCATTACCTTGTTGGGCATACGTTTGACCGCTAGCTTGCGCTGTTGGGCCGGTTTCCAAGCTACCAAAGGGATTTGGCGAAGGATTGAAACCACCGGCTAAACCATAGGCAGACATTGCACCGCCAATAGCTGCAGCGGTCGGGTCAACAGTGTTAACGACAGGGTTCTGAGGTGATTGCATTTGTGCGTTGTTGAGAATGCCAGCGTTATACTTGATATACTGATCCATCTCATAATCACGGAACTGCTCGAAGCGGCTTCTTTCGTCTTGGAGCTCAGCAGATTCACGAGCCTGTAGTGCAGCACCTGCACCCGTCATGCGGTCGCCGATTTGACCTTGCATACCGAAGGCGTTGCCGTAAATCGAAGCCAGATTGTTGTTAGCCGAGACTGCATTAGAATAATCTTGGTTTTGCTGTTGAATGCTGCGATCCATCAGTTGCTGCTGAATGTTAGCCCCGACATCAGCCCGACGATCGTTGTAACCACGCAAAGCAATTGCATCAGCAACACCAGCGCGAGAGCTGTTGGCGTTGTTGGTAGCCATAGCAGACTGGTTGATACCAGGCAGCGTCTGCTCTTGCAGTCTGCGCGTGTCATCGCGCATTGCTGCATCTAAAAGAGAACCATAGTTGGCAGGGTTGGTGGCATATGCAGTCGCGTTGGCTAGGGTCTGACCGTTTGCAGCTTGATTATACAAACTAGAAGCATTGTCAGCAAAGCCTCCTGCTGTTCGCATCATGTTACCAGGCTGATCCATGGATTGCTGGGCGGTGTTACCTAAGTAATTAAAGCCCTGCTGTGAATAGGGGTTAAAGCCAGCCAATGTTTGACCTTGGTAGTTGCCTATGTCTCGGACGCGCTGGAGCTCATCCTGCGATCCTTTATACATTGCCTCGACATAAGGTTTAGACAAGTTAAAGCCAGCCATTTGGTTGCGTGAGGCTGCTTCTGCGGCATCTCCTTGCTTCTTTGCCCCATACATGGAGGAGGCTCCACCTACTACGGCTGCTGTAATTGCAAAACTCATTTGCTTTCTCCGATTTTATTTATGAGAGCCTCTATGTGCTCGGTTTGCATTGGAGTGAGCTCGAGATCATCGAAGCTCTTAGCCAGGACCTCACGTTCAATCTCATTAACGTCAAGATTGTCGGTTCGATGTACCGTAATCAGAGTACTGTCCTCATGCGCGTATAAGATACGCTTGGTTCCGGCCAAAGTTATGCCATTGTGAGGGGCCTGTATCCGCTGCTCTCCGTCTTGTTCTGTTATTATCGACAAATCACCCTTGGTAATGAAGTAGGGGTGGTTTCTGGCGTGTATATGACCGACAACAATCGTGCCAGCCGCCATGTCCATCTGTCTTATGTACTGACCATCCGCAAAATCATGCGTAACAGGTACCATCGCAGCCATTGCGTTGTGCCCTAGACGGTCGTCGCTCTCTTCTACTGCCCCCTGGAAGCGCATAAGCGCATCTCGGAAGGCTCCCTGGTCGGCCTTGTGCTTAAGAAATGATCTGTACTCATCACCGAGGGCTAAAGCCGGTGCCAGGCGGTCTATACGCCGACCCATGCGGTGCCGTTGTAAACCATTAGGCCGGTAGTGCCGTTTCCTAATGGGTCCCAAGGGCTAACGGCGTAACGCACCATACCCTTCAAAGGGTTACTGGGGGCTTGGTCAGCCACTTGGATTGAAGCCTCAGCGGCTTGTCTCGCAAACACCTCAATCCGCTGCAGCTCGTCTTGTATATAACGCCGAGCATCGTCTTCGCTGAGGACTGGGTATTGCCCACGAGTGTAGTTATTGACGATCAAGTCTTGCTTTTCATTGATAGCCATATGTTACTACCTCCGTCCGGTGGCGGTGACTTCTAAATCAAAGCCGCTGAACTCAAAGTCTTTCTGATCGGAGACTGTAATCTTGTAACTCAGGTATCGACCGGCAGCTCTGGTGTCGATCTTGTAGTCAAGGTTCAGATCGAAGGTGACTGCGTTGTCGTAGTTGGGTGTTCCGTTAGGCACATCCGCAGCCCCGAACTGGAACGACAGAGTAGTGTCGTCAGTGTTCTTTGTCATAGCCTGAGGGTAGATGCGGCTAATGTTCTTATAGCCTCTCAGCTCGTTCTGAGCCTCATCTAGGTCAATGCCTACACGCTCTAAGATGGCAGGTTTGTTAGCCTCGGTGTCATAGCTAAACGACACCTGACCATCATCAGACAAATCCATTACATAAAGCTTATTACTTGTAATACCGTTGGCAGAGCTGCTTGGGCCTACAAACACAGAGTGACGAGCAAAGCTGTCTTCTTGGTCGTAGTATGAGCCGCCTACAGTGTTGTAAGTTAGGCCGGAAGCCGTGCCGTAGGTTTCAACTGTGTTGACGTTAGCCAAGCTTGCTGCAGCCACATCAGGCAAATCGGCAAACGACCAGGTATTATTCTTATAATTATACACGGCAGCTCGGTTGCACCGATCCGTATTAGGGAAGCCGACAAGCTCGTCGCCCGACACATAGCAGAAGTAAATCAAGTTTAGCTCTGAGCTGTGGTGTACGAAGCACCTGTCAGCTTTAGAGGCGTTGAGGCCTTGGTAGATGAACTGTTTAACACGCTCGTCGCATATAGACTGCTTAGATGTAGCGTCATGAACGTAGATGTCTCGGGGGCCAAAAACGAAATGCTTTCCGTCAACTTCTGTGTAGCAATTCTGGTTAATCATACCGCAGTCAGTGTAGAGCTTGCGGAAGTTGTACAAGAAGGTGCCGCCGGTGAACTCCATCAGCCAAACTTGCGTGGAGCTGTAGATTATGAAGTTGGAACCGAGAGTGCCGCCATCAACAATAGGTGTATCCATTTGCACTAGGTCGTTAAAACCTGCTGAGGCGGTGGTGTCGCTTTCGTCCCATGTAGTCGGGACAGTGTTCGACAATGTAATGTCAGAAAAACGCACTCGCGTAGGATACGAGGTTGCACCCTCGGTCGTGTTCAAGGCAATCAGAACGTCACCAAACGACCGCAGCGATACACAGCGATAGTTACTAGGCCAGTTGTTTAATGCTGCAAAGTTAGTGCCACCTGGGCCTCGGAAGCTGGGTACTTTGTCAGGGCGATTGACGTAGGCCACATTCGCCAACTGGGTAGACGTAAAGGGGCGGGGGTCTACATTCGAGGATATGGTACCAGAACGATCATTCATACTGCCTGTGACGTACTCGTGCAGTTGGTAGTCATCAGAGGCGACAACGACAGTGTCAAAGCCTGTAGACGGAACGATACCAAAGCAGAAGCGAGGTGTGAATGTCAGGTTAGGAAGCATGGTCCGAAAGATCGGAGACCGGCGAGCCTTGCCCTCATCGAAGCGGATGTTAACCGACCGCGAGAAGGCATTCAAAGGAAGGTTGTATGGGCTTACATCTGTTACCGTTCCGGCACTGCCAAGGTCGCGGATGGGTAATATAGCCATGGGTGATTAACCTTCTATTAGCTTATCTTTCAGGGTCTGAGGTGGAAACTGGTCAGCCAGTACCTTTAGATTGTCTTGGTTCGCCTTCACCACTTCATTGCGAAAGCTTTCTATCGCGGCTGTTGATTGATGTGATTGCTTGCCGTTCTCAATCATAAGAACAGGCAGCATTGCCATCGAGCACCCCCACTCGGCTATCTCTTCGCCTGTCTGGGGATGTGTGCCGCGTACCTCGATAAACCATCCGCACTTGTGTTGGCGACATGGCTTAAACTTATCTAGTGGGCAGTTGCTCTCTACTTCTAATCTCATGACTAATCAGCTCTTAGTCGCGACAATCACATCGATGTACTGAACATCCATCGCAATCGGGTCGAGGGTTAAACTGCCGGAGAAGCCGTGACTGTGAGATGCGCCGCCGCCTCGAGAGCCTGTGTTATCACTTCCGATTACACGGTCATCAGACGAGCCAGGGTTATACGCTACACCAGTATCTGAAGGGTCACGCAGGGTGATTGAGTGGGTGTGAGGGGGTATCTGGGCAATCGTAAGCGTATGACCCGCTACAGTACCTGTCATGGATCCGGTGATGGTACGAGAGCTTGCCAGGGCGGTGGTGAACGACTGAGAGCCGCCGGAGGTCAAGGTTGCTGCATTGGTTACCCGCAGAGCCTTATCGTTGTCTGCTGTGTCTTGGATCCAGCCTGTAGGGGCTGTCGGGTTGCGAAACAACATCTTGGTGCCCGAGGGTGCCGGTAGTGAACTGTCGCCCTCTAGGGTGGTGAGGCGAGCGTCAAGACCGTTGAGTACTTCATCAGTAACGGTCATGGCTGCATTGATGTTAGGGAACGTGCTCTGCAGTACTGCCTTAATCAGTCGGATGTGGTCGTCTGCCTGGGC